TGGCAGCACTAACAGAAACGCCGTCATTCTGGGGATTGGTGTGCCGCATACCGTGGTGACGACGGTTGCGGCTGCACTGGGACTGACTGGAGCGGCGGGACAAGTCTCGGCCCCGGGCTCTACGACCGCGATTGACACGACGTCCAACCTCTTTATCGGGGGTAGCGCATCGGCGTGTACCGCTTACCGTGTCGGAACACCCACGAATGCCGGAACGTTCTTCTGGCCGCTCGCGCAGGTTCACACCGGTGCGCTCACCGTGGACACGTTCGGCAATGGTTGGATCGATGTGGGTGGCGCGTTGATTGTGCCGCCGCAGTGTTGGTGCTCGATTGCGGCCTCGGCCACTGCCACCACGTTGGTAGGGCAGTTCAGCATGGTGTGGGAGGAGGTCCCCGTCTAACGCTGGGGTAACCCATGTTCATAGACCTGCGGTCGCAGTGGGAAGCCGCGACCTCGGGTGCGATCTCGGGAACGGCTTCCCTCGCGTTCGATCAAACCGGCACTCTCACCGGGGATGGAGCATTAGCCGGCACGGCCGCGCTGACATTTGGCCAGTCGGGAGTTCTCACCGGGTCGGGCGCCCTCGCAGGGACCGCGGGTCTGGTCTTTGGACAAATCGGTGCGATTACGGGCGCGGGAGCACTCAGCGGCTCCGCGGCACTGATCTTCGGCCAATCTGGGGCGATCACAGGCGCCGGCGTCCTCGCGGGCTCTGCGGCCCTCGTATTCGGTCAGACGGGTACGCTCACGGGCAGCGGAGTGCTCGCGAGCTCGAGTGCCCTGACGTTCGGACAGACTGGCGCATTGACGGGTACCGGCGCCTTAGCGAGTTCCTCCGCGCTTGTCTTCGGGCAGAGCGCAACGCTGACGGGATCGGGCGCACTCGCCGGACTCTCGGCGCTCGTCTTCGGCGCCAGTGCAACCGCCGATGTGCCTTCGGGATCCATCAGCGGCACGACCGCGATCACGCTGAATGCCTCTGGCACCCTGACAGCCTCCGGCACGTTGGCTGGCATCGCGGGAATGCTATTCGATGCATTCGGCACGCTCGATCAGCCATTCAGTGCACAGCCTGGCCCAGTCGATAGTCCGCGCATTGCAGAAGGGTTCTACCGCCGCAAGAAGCGCCGCAAACAAGGCTTACTAGAGCTACCCGCGCCGGTCTTCATCTCGCCGGCTAGCTTTGAGCGGGCACCGCCGCAAGCGGTCATCGACAAGGTTCCCGACTTTACGACGCTCGCCCAAACACTGGGCGAGGCGCCCGCAGCACTGAGTGCGCGGATCGATCGTGAAATTGAATTTCTGATGCGCGAGCAGGCAGAACGAGACGACGAAGAAGCGCTCGTATTGATTCTCACGGCATTGGACTAGCGCCGCCGGCTTTAAGGGCGTTCATCGGGACTCCTCTCCGTCAATGAGGAAACTGGACGCCGCAGTGCGGGCGCTTCGTGAATAAATCCAAACGATAGGTGGATGTATGGCTGACGAAAGTCCGTCTCTGGACTCGTTGATTGGTAATCGTGCGCGTGATGAAAACGGGCGTTTTGTCTCGGTGACGCCGACCGAGGAGCCGAAGGCAGAACCGAAGGTGGAGGCGAAAGCCGAACCCAAGGTCGAGGCCACTCCGGTTATCACGCCTCCCGAGGTAACTCCTCCGGTCGTAGCACCGCTGGTTGTTGCTACCCCGCCAGTCCAAGAGTCCGAGAAGGAACAAGCCTACAAAAGGGCCATGCAGGCCGAGCGCGAGAAGCGTCAGGCCGCAGAAGCGCGACTGCGTGAGTTGGAGCAGCCCAAGAAAGAGCCGATTGACCCCTGGACTGATCTTCCCGGCGCCCTCAAAAGCGAACGGGAACAGCTGCAGGAAACACTCTTTGTCGAGCGCTGCAACCTCACGGCTGAGATCGCACGCCAGCGACACAAGGACTACGACGAGATGCAAGCGGCCTTTCTCGAGGCTGCCGAAGCGGACCCGTCACTGTTCGTACGCTTGCGTCAGGAGCGCAACCCGGCAGAGTACGCCTATAAGCAAGGCCTACTGCATCGCGAGTTAGGTTCGGTGAACGGCGATCCGGTCGCCTACCGAGAAAAGCTCAAAGCATCCATTCGAGCTGAAGTTGAAGCGGAGTTCGCGGCCAAGGGAGGCGTAAAGCCTCCCGCTGTTCCGGCCTCCCTCAATTCCGACAGCTCCCCTGTGGTGACGGAACCCGTCTATGCGGGTCCGCCCCCGCTGAAATCCCTATTACGAATCAATGATCGGAGATAGCCACCATGGCTGATACAACCGTCCCTACCGCATTGCGGGTCAAACAGTGGGACGATAACTATTTCACGGAGTACATCCGTGGCAACCGGCTCGCCCGCTACATGGGCACGGACGAGAATTCCATCGTCCAGGTCAAGGAGAAACTCTCCAAGTCCGCAGGCGACACCATCTATTTCGAGCTCGTGAATCGTCTTCAGGGCGCGGGCAAGAAGAACAATCAGACCTTGCAGGGCTTCGAGGAGGACCTGAGCCAGCGCTCCTGGCCCCTCGCCGTCAATCTCTATCGCCATGGTGTCGTGGTGCCGGAGTTTGAGGAGCAGGTTACTGCAATCAGCTTGCGCGAGGCCGCCAAGGCGGTGCTGCAGAGCTGGTCGATGGAGCAGACCCGCGACCGCTTCATCAGTGCACTGGGTCAGAAAGATGCGGTTCTCGCAGGCGCCGGCCAAGGTCCGAACGGCACCGGCAGCACGTCTACGTTTCAGGTGGCCAACGCAACCGCGCTGAATACCTGGACGACCAACAACCGTGACCGCGCGCTCTATGGAATTCTGGTCGCCAATGGTGTTTCGAACGTGTTTGCCACCGCTTTGGCGACCGTGGACAGCACGAACGACAAGCTGTCTTCCTCCATGGTCTCACTCGCCAAACGTCTGGCGAAGGCAGCCACTCCCAAGATCCGTCCCATCAAGGTCAACGGGGATGAGGAATGGTACGTCATGTTCGCCCCATCAACCTGTTTCCGCGATCTCAAGCTCGACACGAATATCATTCAGTCGCGGCAGTACGCCTTGGATCGGGGTACCGACAACCCGCTCTTTACCGATGGCGACATCGTGTGGGACGGCGTGATCGTACGCGAGATCCCGGAGCTGGCGCAGAACACCTGGCTCGCTCAGGGTGCTTCATCGATTGATGTCGGCGAATGTTACCTGTGCGGTGCGCAGGCACTGGGATATGCGCTGGCTCAGCGCTGGAATACACGCACACAGGAGATGGACTACCAGACCAAGCGCGGTGTAGCAATCCAGCAGATCTACGACGTCGGCAAGATCCAGTTCGGAACCGGAGCGACGGACACCACCACGCCGAAGGACAACGGCATTCTGACTATCTTCGCCTCAGCAGTCGCTGACGGTTAATAACCACCACTACGGAGTAATTTCAAAGTGACAGCAGCAACAGTAGCGGTGGCGAACAGCGCCGCGCATTTGGTGCCGAAGCCTTATGAGGCTGGCAGCGTCTCTTATACCTTCAGCGCCACGATCGCAACGACCTCACTCGATGATGTGGGCGATATCGTGGAACTGGGGTACATCCCCGAGAACGTCACTGTTATCGGGTTCATTGTCAGTACCGCATCGCTTGCGGCCTCTGCGTTGGTTTACAAAATCCAACTCGTGGGCGCCTCAACGGTGGATGCGATTACCGGTGTCACCACCGGTTCGGGCGCGGGTTCGGCGTTCTGGGGAATCTCTCCGGCACCCGTCGTCACGGCAGTCCGCACCAAGGTGCAGATCAACATCACCACGGTTGCAACAACTCCGGCGGCGGGATTGTTCAACCTGACAGTGATGTGCACCAACCAGTGAAGGTTGAGCTGATAGGCGATGAGCCGTGGTCCGGTACTTTCCCGGGCTACGGCGCCATCGCGGCCACGAAAGGGTGGAGCAAGGACGTTCCACCGCTGGTTGCCAAGGGACTGATCAATTCCGGGAGGTTCCGTGAGTGTCAACCTTTATCAATTCAAGGAGCGGGTAGCCCGGAAGCTGGGAGTGCTGGCAGTGGGCAACAGCCTGTCAGCGGAGGACGGGGAGCTGATCGGCGAACGCTGTCTCTCGCTGCAAAAGCAGCTGGAGGCACTCGAGATCGTCACGATCGATTTCGACGAGGGCATTGACGAGCTCTACGACGACATTATTGTCGCCATGGTCGCCGCGTTACTTGT